GCGCACATTTTTCGTGCTCATATTTAATAATATGCTCATATTATGTTTTTTTATATTAAATATATATAGTTGCTTGTTGTTGTATGTTATTATAATTGCATAACAGGTAACAAATACATTTAGGAGTAATTTATAATGCCACGTGGCCCTATACCTAAAAATAAAAATGAATTAGTTGGCCATAGAGATAATAGTTTAAGAATATTAGATGGCGGCAAAAGTAATTTACAACCAAAACCTAATTCACGCTGGATTGCTAAAACTAAAAGTTATTGGAAAGAGTATTGGAATAGCGAACTAGCAGTTGCTGCTCAAGCTGTTGACTTGCCGGCGTTTTATAGGTTATTTCAATATTATGATGAAGCTGAGCGTGCTAATAGAGTTATAGCAAGACAGGGCAACTCTGGTTTATTGGCAGAAGGATCGAAAGGACAAGCTGTTATAAATCCGTTAATTAATTTAACTTTAAAATTAGAAACAGTAATTTTAAAACTTGAACAAGAACTTGGGTTAACTCCTCTATCAAGGCAACGTTTAGGAATTGCTTTTACTGAATCACAAATGGGATTTCAACAACTACAACAATTATTACACGAAGATAGTAAACAAATTGACGATCCTAGATTATTGCAGCTAGAAGAAGAATGATTGCTTTACCTGAAACTAAGGGCGATCGAGTTGTAAAGTTTATTGAAGGCTTTTGTGTTCATGGAGAAGGTGATTTTTATGGAATGCCATTTAAATTAGATGATTGGCAAAAAAAAATAATTTATGAAATGTATGAGCTTAATGATCAAGGAAATAGAAAATATAGAGAAGCGCTAATAGGTTTACCTAAAGGAAATGGAAAATCTCAACTTATTGCAGGTTTAGGCTTATATGAATTGTTAGGCTCTGGAGTAACTTCACCCTTAGTTGCTGTTGCAGCAGCTTCTTATGAACAAGCTAATTTAGTTTTTGGAACAATGAAAACAATGTGCAATGAAAGTCCAGTTTTAAGCGGAATGGTTGAAACATATCAAAATGAAATACAAGTTAAAAACGGATCGGGCCGAGCATATAGAATAGCTGCAAAAGCAGGAACAGCTGATGGAGGAAGAAACAGTTGTAGTATATTCGATGAAGTTCATGAATTTAATAATATTAATTTAGAAAGAGTTCATTACGTTTTAAGTAATAATACTGCTAAAAGAAGAGACGGAATAGTTATTAATATATCAACAGCTGGGCACGATCTTGATAGCCTTATGGGCAGATTATATACAAGAGGAATTATGAAAGAAGCCGGCAAAGTAAAAGATGAAGAATTTTATTTTAAATGGTTTGGTGCTAAAGATACAGATAACCCTAAAGATGAAAAGGTTTGGAAAAAAGTAAATCCAGCAATTCAAAACGATTGGTGGCCTATTGAAAATTTAAGAAGAAGATTTAAATCATTGCCGGTTAATGAATTTCAAAGATACCATTTGAATCAGTGGACAAGAATTGAAGAACAAAGTTGGATTAGCGCTGAACAATGGGCAGCATGTGAAAATAAAAAAATGAAATTAGAATTAGGCGCAGATACATTTGTAGGAATTGATATGGCATTAAGGCACGATACTTGTGCTGTTGCATTTGGACAAATAGATAAAAAAGGAAATATAAAAGTAAACGCAAAAATATGGCAGCCTAAAGGAGAAAATTATTTAGATGTACAAGAAATTGAAGCATTTATAATCGAGCTAGCTACAAAATATAAATTAATTGAAGTTGCTTACGACCCTGCTTTTATGGAACGTACAGCGCAAGTATTATTAGATAGAGGAATTAATATGGTTAACTTTCCACAAACACATTCTCGAATGATTCCTGCGTGCGGAATCAGCTATGAAACCATTGCTAATAAAAAGTTAATTCATAATGGTGATCCTGAATTCACAGATCAAGTTTTAAGCGCTGCTCAAAAAACAACAGATAGCGGCTGGCGTTTAAGTAAAGGTAGATCAAAAAGAAAAATAGATAGTGCTATAGCCATGGTTTTAATGATTGATAGAATAACAGCGCCAACTCCTAAGGATGAAAATCCAGAAGTAGCTATTATAAATTTATGAAAGACATAATAACAACGGCTGTTGAAGTGCTTGGAGCTGGTCTTATAATTTATGGTGTATATACATTTAATGTAAGTCTGGCATTTATAATAGCCGGAGCATTTTTAATTGTAGGAAGTTATTTATTTAGTACATGAGTTTATTTAATAGAAGAGAAAACAGGGACGCAGCTTTAGGAAACTTAGTTGATCTATTAGCATTAAGAGAAGGCGGTCTTTCAAATGATACTGGAGAAAAAGTTAATGAAATGTCTGCGCTTGGAATTTCAACAGTATTTAGTGCAATATCATTAATTGCTGACAGTATAGCTTTATTACCTATTAAAACAATAAGATATGAAGGTGAAAAAACAATTTTTACCGATAAACCAAAATTTTTACAAAAACCTAATATAAGCCTTGATCTTACAATGTTTTCTTTAGTTCATCAAACTATAACTTCTTTAGCTATGCACGGAAATGCTTTTATTTTAATTGATAAAGATAGACAAGGAAGACCAGTTCAATTAACCCCTATACATCCTGAAAAAATAAAAGTTGAAATGGTTAATGGAATGAAATGCTACTTTATACAAACGACAAAAAATAAAAAGTATGACAGAAAAATAACTGGCGATAATATGCTTCATTTTACCTGGTATAGTTATCCAGGCAACTTAATAGGTATTAGCCCACTAAGAACAAATGCTAATACTTACGGCCTTGCTTTAGCAATGGAAAGACATATAGCACAATTTTATGGGCAAGGTGGAACGCCTAGTTCAGTACTAGAAACAGATAGAGATTTGACAGCAGAACAAGCTAAAACATTAAAAGAAACTTGGTTAGGCAATCATAATAAAAATAGAAAGCCTGCTGTTTTAACAGGCGGATTAAAGTGGCGTGCTATTAGTGCAGCTGCAGGTGATGAATTAATAAATGCTAGAGATCAAATAGTTCATGAAATTGCAAGAGTATTTAGAATACCTGCACATTTATTGTTGTCTAAAGACGGCTCAAATGTTTATTCAAATATTGAAAGTAATGGGTTAGCTTTTATTAGACATACTCTTTTGCCCTGGATTAGAAGAATTGAAGATGGCTTTTCATCTTTATTACCTGGAAAACAATTTGTAAGACTTGATACAGATGAATATGCTAGAGGAGACCAATTAAGTAGAGTTCGATCATTTCAAGTTGCAGTTAGCTCTGGAATTATGACACCTAATGAAGCTAGAGCTAAAATGGAATTAGAGCCTTATGAAGGTGGAGACAAATTCTATATTGGTTTGCAAGGAGCTTTAATTGATCCTACGTTACCTCCACAAGGAGTTGATGAGCATGACCCAACAAATGAATTAAATACATAATGCCTTATTCTATTGACAGTAATAATAAAGATTGTGATGGCTTCGCTGTAATAAAAGAAAGTGATAAAGAAATAATGGGCTGTCATAAAACTGAAAAAGAAGCACAAGATCAAATAACAGCATTAAATTTAGCTGAAAAAGAATATAGCAGACAAGCAGACCCTGACAACGATATTTATGAAACACAAAAAGAAGCTGAAGATAAAGCTAAAGAAATCGGTTGTGTTGGATCACATACTCATGAAATAAATGGTGAAACTTATTATATGCCTTGTGAAAAAATGGAAGACTACACAAAATTAACTGGAATGAAACATAAAGACGAAGAAGAAGTTGATTTAATAGAAAGCGAAAGAGAAGTAAGGCAAGTAGACAGAAAGCCTCCGGTGTTTATGCAAAAAAACGCGCAAAGGGGTTTAGATAATTTAAGAAAAGCTGGACCTGGTTTAACAGATAAAACTAAAAGAGAAGCAAGGTCAATGGCAGCAGGTGAGCCAATATCAATATCAAAAATTGTTCGCATAGCTGCCTGGCACAAACGCCATATTGTTGATCTTGATAGAGAAAAAACTAACCCTCAAGACCCTGACACTTGGCGCTATTCGGATGTAGCTTTTTTATTATGGGGGTCTAACCCTTGGACTGATCCAATGCAAGCAGCAGATTGGGCAGACAGAAAAATAGCACAATTAGTTAAAGAAGGTGAATTAGAGCCTAGAAATGATCCATCAACACCTGCGCCAAAAAAAGACCAAATTAAAGGAAGCAAAAAAAATCCAAAAGGGTCAGCTAGCGGAAAAGCAGGCGGAATCAAATTTAGTGAAGGAACTGAAAAAGCTATTAAAAATAGAATTAAAGAACATAATGAAGAAGTTGAAGGAATGGCTTCATGGCGAAGATTAAAAGCTTCATCTGCTAAAGCGGTTGTAAGAAGAGGCTTTGGTGCTTTTTCAACAAGTCATAGGCCAGGTGTAAGTAGGCAAGCATGGGGTTTAGCTAGATTAAAAGCCTTTAGTTATTTATTAAAAAATGATAAACCAAAAAATCCAAACTATAAATCAGATAATGATTTACTTCCTAAAGAACATCCAAGATATAGTGCTAAAAAAGAAAATAAATTTGCACAGCATGAAAATGTTTTCGATAAAGCAATTGCAATGTCACAAACAATAGAAAAGCTTAAAAGCTTTACTAATATAAAAAACATGGAAAGACAAACTGAAAATAGAAGTTTTACATTTGCAGCAGTAGAAGAAAGAAATACAGAAGATAAAGATACTTTATTATTTACAGGTTATGCTTCTGTATTTGATAAGCCTTATGGAGTTCGAGATAGTAAAGGACAATATAATGAAACTATTAAACCAGGCGCTTTCAAAAAAACACTTCAAGAACAAGATGATGTAAGATTTTTAGTTAATCATGATGGCATTCCTTTAGCCAGAACTTCTTCAAACACTTTACAACTTGAAGAAGATGATTATGGTTTATTTGTAAGAGCCGAACTTGATCCATCAAACCCTACTGTAGCAGAAGTTGCAAGTGCTATGAAAAGAGGAGATTTAAATGAAATGTCTTTTGCTTTTGCCGCTATTAAAGATAATTTTGATGAAAGAGGCGAAAACAGAGAAGTAAATGAAGCTAGGCTTTTCGATGTAAGCGTAGTTACATATCCTGCAAATCCGTGGGCTGGTGCGAAGCTTAGAGGAATTGATATTGACAACTTGCACAAAGAATTAGTTGAAGCAAGAAATGGTGAACAAGCAAAAGAAATTTTAGAAGGTTTTATTAACAAAGTTGCAGAAAGTGATGATGTTGATGAAAAACGAAAAAATCCAAAAGTTGAATTATTAAAAATGAAACTAGAAATGGATGGAATTCGTAAGTCTTAAAGCCGTGTTTTGCGTATCACACTTAAGCACACTCTAAGCATAGTAAAAGAAAAAATAACATAAAGGAAAGTATGAGTAAATTAATTGAAGCTAGAGATTCAAAAACAGCTGAACTTGATGGCCTTGTAGCCGAGCTTGATGAAATGGAAGCAGGCGAAGAATTTGATACTAAATTTGATAGATCAAAAGCTTTGCATGAAGAAATAAAAGAGCTTGACGAAAAAATTGAGGAAATTAGAGAAGCTGCAGAAACTCTTAAAGCAGTTAAAGAAAGCAGACAAGAACTTAATGTTGAAGACGAAGACTTAAGCGAAAAAGAAGCTATTGTTGAAGTCAACGAGCCAGATATGTATAGAAAAGGTGGCGACCACTCTTTTATTGCAGACGCTTGGAGATCAAAACAGGGCGATTTTAAAGCTCAAGAAAGAATCGGAAAACATCAAGATTTTGAAGCTAGAGATATTGGAACAGGGGCCTTTACAGGTTTAGTAGTTCCACAATATCTAGTAGACGAATATGCACCAATAGCAAGAGCTGGCGCAGCAGTTTATAACGCTGTACCTAAAAAGCCTCTTCCAGATTTTGGTATGAAAGTTGAAGTTTCAAGAATTACAACTGGATCACAGGCAGCTGAACAAGCTTCCCAAAATTCAGCAGTTCAAGAAACAAATATTGACGATACCTTATTAACAGTTAATGTTGATACTGTAGCCGGTCAACAAGACGTTTCAAGACAAGCTCTTGAGCGTGGAGGTCAACCAGGATTTAGTCTTGAAAACATAATTTTTCAAGATCTAGTTGCTGCATATTATGGTAAATTAGATGAATTAATGATTGAAGGATCAGGAAGCTCTGGGCAACCGCTCGGAATCAGAAACGTTTCAGGTCAAAATACTGTAACATATACTGATGGAACTCCTACAGTTGGAGAAGCATTTCCTAAAATAGCTGACGCTGTACAAAAAGTTAATGCTAATAGGTTTGCTCCGGCAACTGCAATTATTATGCACCCTAGACGTTGGGGTTTCTTTACAGCAGGCGTAGACGGAAACTCAAGACCATTAGTATTGCCTTCAGGAAATAATCCTGATAATGCTGTTGGTATTGGTGAAGCTGCAGCTTATGGAAACGTAGTTGGAAATATTCTTGGCTTGCCAGTTATAACTGACGCTAACGTAACAACAACAGATGGTGGCGGAAACGATCAAGATCAAATTTATGTTTTGAAAGTTGATGATCATATTCTGTTTGAGGACAGCTTAATGCAGTTGAAATTCGAAGAAACAAACGCCGGATCACTTACAACCAAAATGGTTGTTTATGGTTATTCTGCATTTGCTTCTGGGAGATACCCAGCTGGAATGACAAAAATTCAAGGAACAGGACTTATAACTCCTAGTTTCTAAGTTAAATTATGGTTAAGGCCTGCTAGGCAACTAACAGGCCTAAACCATTAAGGAAAGATATTATGGCAAAAAATAAAGAAGAAATAGAAGCTTTAAAAGAAGAACTTAAAGGGTATGAACTCTATGGAAAGGCTGAACGTGCTAAAGCAGTTAAAGACGCTATTAAAGCAGCAGGTGGAAAAGTTGAAACAAAAACTGCAAAACCTAAAGCAGAAAAAAAAGTAGAAAAGAAAAAGTAATTATGCCTAAAAGTAAGTATGGTTACGGAAAAATGAAAGGGTCAAAAAGTAAAGGCCGAAAAAAAAGGAAGTAATTTTTAATGGCAATTACAAATGGCTACTGTACCCAAAATCAACTTAAAGCATTTGTAGGAATTCCTACAAGTGATAGCGAAGATGATGATTTGCTTGATGACGCTGTAAATGCAGCTAGTAGACAAATAGACGCTTTTTGTGGTAGACAATTTTATCAAGATGGCGCAGCAAGCGCTAGAAAATTTTTTACTGATGATCTATATAGATTAAGAGTTGATGATATATCAACTGAAACCGGTTTAGTTGTTAAATATGATGATGATGATGACGGAACTTATGAAACAACAGTTTCTTCCAGCGATTATCAAGTTTTACCTATTAATGGAGTTGTAGGCGGAATTCAAGGTAATCCATTTTACATTATTGAATTGATTTCAGATTCAACTCATGAATGGCCTTTAGATTTTTCAAGCAACAGAGCAAGAGCAGAAATAACAGCTAAATGGGGTTATGCTACAACACCAGAACAAATAAGACAAGCAACTTTAATGCTTGCTAGTGAATTATTTGCTATGAGAAATGCGCCTTTAGGTGTAGCTGGTGTTGGAGATTTTGGAGTAGTTAATATTCAACAAAATAGAGAAATAACAAGAATGATTGCACCATTTCGAAAAGGTACTGTTTTAGGTGTTGCATAATGGCAACAATGGCGCAAATTAAAGACGGCCTTAAAACAACAATAAGTAACATAAGCGGCCTAAGATGTTATGACAATATTCCTGATAATGCAATAAATTTTCCTGTTGCGTTTTTTATTCCAACAAATATCGAATTTGATTTAGCTATGCAAAGAGGTACAGATTTATATACTTTCGATTTATTAGTTGCAGTTCAAAGAAGCGATTCAAGGACCGCTCAAGATAAACTTGATGAATTTGTAACCGGATCAGGTAGCAAAAGTATAAGACAAATAATTTATAATAATAAAACTTTGGGGCTGTCTGATACAGACGCTAGAGTAGTAAATATGACAAATTACAGCGCTGACTTTAATTTAAATGGAATTGATGGAATAGGTGCTAATTTAGAAATTGAAGTTTATACGAAAGGATCAAGTTAATGGAGTGTTGCGGAAGCGGCTGTTGTGGAGGAAAATAATGGCTAAATATAAAATAGTTGGTTCAAAAAAAGTTCAAGGCAAAGAGCCAGGCGAAGTTATTGAAGTAACTGATGAACAAGTTGCAAAAACATTAATGAAAGCCGGACATATAAAACCTACTAGAATTATAAAGAAACGTGCTAGAAAAAAAGATGGCACATTTATAAAAGATGATAAAAGTACGCCAGATATAAACGAGGCGTGGGAGCAAGTAGATGGCTAAGTTTGTATTTAATGATGGTAAGGTTTTTACTGGTGGCTATGATTTAAGTAGCAATGTAACATCTGTTAATTTAGAAATAAACGCTGAACAATTAGATTCAACAACAATTAATTCTGGCGGATTTTATGAAACCTTAGGCGGATTAAAAGATAGCACTTTACAAATTGATGGATTTTATGAAGCTGGAGCTAATAAGCCGGACGCTTTATTAGGAGCCTCAGTAGGTAATGAACTTATAGTAACTTCTGTTCCGGACGCTGGCGTAGGTAATATAGCTTACTTTATGAAATCATCATTATTTAGTTATTCAATATTAGGTGAAGTAGGACAAATAGCGCCATTTAGTATTACTAAAAATCAATCGTCAGACGTTGTAGTAAGAGGAACAATTCAATTAGATTCTGCCTTGACTTCATCAGGTAATTCAACTGGAACACAGCTAGGAGCCGTTGGAGCAACTGAAAAATGTTATGCAGCTATTCATTGTTATAGTGTTTCAGGAACATCTACTCCAACTATAACTTTTAAATTACAATCAGACGACAATTCTAGTTTTACAAGTCCAACTGATCGAATTACTTTTACTGGTATAACAGCTATAGGTGCAGATTTTCAAAGTGTTGCCGGGGCTGTAACGGATCAATATTGGCGTTTAAATTATACAATATCTGGAACAAATCCAAGTTTTGGAATTCATGCAACAATAGGTATTGAATAAAAATAATTTAAATTATTACGCATTATAAAAAATACTTGCTATAATAAATATAGAACGCTTTACGAACTGCGTATGTTTGGAAAGCAAAATAGGGTCGCATTGATTCTAGTGCGAGCCCTGGTTTTAAAACCTAATATTTTGTTTATAAAAACATAATGCTAGATGGCAACCAAACTATGAAGCGCAGTTTGTAAAGCGTTCAAATAAAAGGAGGACATAAATGGCAATGAGTAGAAAACATTATGAAGCAATAGCGGAAGCTTTAAAAAATAATTTTGCTACAAGCGATCTAATACTTGATTTAGCAGAAATATTTGAAAATGACAATCCAAGCTTTGATGTTAGTAGATTTTTAAAAGCAAGTAGATAATATATAAGCAGCCCCTTATATATACGAGTGAAAGACCGGACCAACCCCGGTCTTTTGCTTTAATAACATATAAAACTTTCTTTCGATAGCCTCATTTAAAATAAATATATTGAAAGGAGTTAATTTTGGCTAAATTTGTATTAACAGACGCAAGCGTAGTGCTTAACAGCGTTGATCTATCAGACCACGTTGCAAGTGTTACTTTAGATATTACAGCTGATGAAATAATGACCACAGCAATGGGCTCAACATTTCAAACAAGAACGGGAGGCCTTAAATCAGGTACTCTTTCGATCGAGTTCCAGCAAGATTTTGCTTCAAGCGAAGTTGACGCAACTTTATTTCCTTTATTAGGAACAACTACAGCTTTTGTAGTTAAACCTACTTCAGGATCGGTAAGCGCAACTAATCCAAGCTACTCAGGCAATGTCTTAGTAAATCAACATATACCTTTAGCAAATGCTGTAGGAGAGCTTGCCACAATGTCAGTTTCGTTCCCAACTTCGGGAACAATTACTCGAGCTACAAGTTAATGGGTAATATGATCGTCATCATGAATGACGGCACCACATTAGAAGTTAAAGTAAAACCAGCAGACATTATAAAATTTGAGCGTAAGTTTGACATACCAATTTCTAAATTGAATGATGAGCAACGCTATGAATGGCTTTTATATCTTGCATGGTTAGGCGCTAAAAGAAATGGTGTTACAGAAGATTATGACGCTTGGATCGAGAAAGTTGATGAGCTTGACTTAGCAGCAGGAACAAGTGATAATTTAAAAGACTAAATGGATTTATTGATTTAGTTGCAGCTATCTCAGTTGAAACTGGAATAGATCCAAACGCTTTAGCAGAAACTGATATGGAAATGTTTAACGCAATTGTCAATGTTATAAATAAAAGGTATGAAAAATAATGGCTAAACTTTCAATGGATTTTACAATCGACAACTCTGAGTTAATACAATTACGAAGAGATTTTAATAAGTACGGCCAAAAAGACGTTTTAAAAGTTTTGTCTAAGTTTCATAGAGAAATAGCAAAAGAACAATTAGCAGACATACGGCCTTTAGCTAAAAAACAAAACGTACCAAAACGTAATGCTTCAGCTATGGGATTTACAGCTTCAGGCACAAGAACAGAAGCTAAAATAACTTTGAAAAGTAATGATAAAAGACCTAGTACCTGGTCTATGGAATATGGCCGTCGTTATATGTATGTTCCTACAAAAAATGGAAAAACAAGAGCTATAACTAGAAATCAAGTAGGCAGACTAAGATATTCAAGACCTGGCGCACAATTTCCGTATAAAAAATGGATTGGCAACCAACATCAAAAAGGTGAAAGTACATTTACTGAAATGGGTAAAAAAGGTTACGTTGTTGGTAAAACATTAAGTGATAATCAAAACAAAATAGCTGACACTTATAATGATCGATTGTATGACGCACTAATTAAGGCAATAGCATAATGGCAAGAGATAAAAAAGTTTCAATATCTATTATTGGTAAAACTAAACAATTTACTGATAGTTTAACTAAATCACAAAAAGCTATGCAAGGCTTTAGCAATGTAGCTGGTAAAATAGGAAAAGCCACAGCTGCAGGTTTAGGAATAGCTAGCGTTGCAGCCGTTACATTAGGAAAAGATCTAGTTGATTTAGGATCAGACGCTAATGAAGCTAGAGCAGCTTTTGAAACTACATTTGGAGATAGCGTTCCAAAACTTACTGAATTTGTTGGAGATTTTGCAAATATGGCTGGTTTAGCCGCTCATGAGTTAGAAGGCTTGTTAACTCAGTCTGGAGCTATTCTTCAAGGTATTGATATGACTGCTGAAAGTTCTGCTGACTTGTCTGTTAAGCTAGCAACTCTTGCCGGCGATGTCGCTTCATTTAGTAACGTTCAAGGAGGAGCTGAGCCAGTTATGCAAGCCTTTACTAAAGCTCTTCTCGGAGAGAGAGAATCGCTTAAAACGTATGGAATTGCAATTATGGAAGCTGACGTTCAACAACAAGCTTTTATAATGACTGGAAAAGAAAGTGCGAGTGAATTAACAAAGCAGGAAAAAGCATTAGCAACATACGAATTGCTTTTACAAAAAACTAAAGTGCAACAAGGCGATCTTAATAGAACGCAAGAAAGCTTTGCTAATAAATCAAGGGCAGCTCAAGCTAAACTAAAAGATTTAAAAGTAACAATGGGCGCTGAGTTGCTTCCAGTTGTCGAAGAGCTTCTTCCTGTTATTGTTGATTTAGTAACAGAAGTTGGTCCTCATTTAATTGGTGCCATACAAGCTGTTGCTCCATTTTTAAGAGCAATAGGTGAATTGTTTTCTGCAATAGCTCCGCCTATAATTGCTATTGTTACTTTATTACTTACGTTGTTAGCCCCAGCTTTTGAAAAGTTTACTGAAATAGTTGATAAATTTTTAAAACCATTTTTTACTAACTTACCGAAAAATTTTGAAAATATGATTAACAGAATTATAAATAGCTTAAATGGATTTATAAGAACTATCAACGGTTTTGTTGATAGGGTTGCTAATGTTCTAGGCAGAATAGGTGTAAATATAAATTTACCTAAATTATCGGAAATAGGAAATGTTTCTTTTGGATTTGCTGAAAGTGAAGTTAAAAGATTAGCACCTCCGCCGGAAACTGTAATTGATCCTTCTGCTACATTAGATTCTTTAGCACAAAATACAGCAGCAGCCCAGGCAGCTTTAATGCAACCTGATAGAGGCTTAACTGTTAACTTTAATAAACCCGTAAGCGATCCTAATGCAGTTGTAGACGCATTAAGTAATTATACAAGAAGAAATGGACCGTTAGGCAGAGTTCTAACAATTCAATAATGGCACAACCTACAGTTAGAGTTCGAATGGGGTTTGCGCCTAATACCTTTACTTTAGATGATTTAGTAAGAGGTGTTTTAGATGTTTCTGAGTTAGGTGGCGGCTCGACTTTAACTGATGTAACTTCTGATGTGCAAAGCGTGACTATTAACAGAGGAAGATCCAGAGACTTAGCAACATTTAATTCAGGTAGTTGTTCTGTAAGATTAATTAATAATTCTAGAAAATATGAAAATACAAATACTTCATCACCATATAGCCCTGGAATTGAGCCTTTGATTGCTATTCATATTGACGCTACTACTGATGGCGGAAGTAATTATAAAGATTTATTTGTAGGATTTATAACAGATATTAATTTAAGTTATCCTGATCAAGGTAACTCTTTTGCAGATTTTTCAGGATCAGACGCATTTATGAAATTAGCTAATACTAATTTAATAAATGCAAGTTTTTCAAGTTCAACTTCTGGAACTTTAATTGAAAATGTATTAGATAATGCAAACGTAAAATTTGGTACTGAAAGAAATATTGAAACCGGTATTTCGACCATGCAGGCTATTAGTAACTTAACAGAAAATACTTTAACTTTTTTACAGAATATTGAAAGGTCTGAAAATGGTTTATTATTTATGAGTAAAGATGGCAAGTTAACTTTTAAATCAAGACATACAACTTTTCCTTCGAGCCCAGCTGCAACATTTAGTGACGATGGCTCTGATGTTCCTTATTTAAGTATTGATTATATAAATGATGATAATGAAATTTTTAATATTGTTGCATTAACTAGAACAGGTGGATCAACGCAAACTGTTCAAGATACTGCTTCGCAAGGAAAATATTTAGTTAGAACTTTGTCAAGAGATGGCTTATTAAATAATTCTGATACAGAAGTTTTAGCAGCCGCAAATTTTTTATTAGGTAAATTTAAAGACGCTTTAATAAGATTTGATAATTTAACTATAGATTTAACTGAAGCAACTACAACAAATCAAAATACTGTTTTAGATAGAGAAATAGGTGATATTGTAAAAGTTGAATTAACACCTCCCGGGGGAGGATCACCAGCACAAATTACATCTAATGAAATAATTGACTCTATTAGTTATAGTATTACACCAGAAATTTTTAGTTGTTCATATCAATTATCGAATGCTGATGTTCAATCATTTATACGTTTAAATAATACTTTATTTGGTATTTTAGATACTGATAAACTTGGTTACTAATGACGCATAAAGGTTTGCACATAAGTAGAAAGATAAAATAAAAATATGGCAAACGGTTTTAAAGTATTTAGTACAGGAGAAGTATTAACAGCAGCTGATGTAAACGATTATCTTATGGAACAATCCATAAGTATTTTTGCTGATAGCACAGCTAGAGACGCACAAATTTCAAGTCCGGTCGAAGGCCAGTTTTGCTATTTATCCGATTCTAATATTTTACAATTTTATAATGGAAGCGGGTGGTCTTCATTTATAGGAGAAGGAGATATCACTGCTGTTAATACATCAGGAACTTCAGGTTTAGGAGGAGGCGCTGTTTCTGGAGCAGTAAACTTAACTGTTACTCCGAATAGTGCTACAGCTGGAACTATTGCTTCAGGCGATGAAATTTTATTTGGTGATATATCTGATAGTAACAATTTAAAAAAAGCAACAGCGCAAACAATTGCAGATTTAGCAAGTGTAACAGCTTTAATAACTAATGTAACAGTTAAAGTAGCAGACGACGGCTCAGGAAGTCAAAATGTTTTTTATATGCTTTCTGGTTCCGATACAGGCTCAGGAACTAAAACACCAGCTATTGATGTTTATTTTGGAATGAAAATAAGATTTGATACTTCGGATAGTTCATTAAGCGGACATAATTTTAAATTTAGCACTACTAAAGATGGAACACATACTGGAGGCGGAGCAGAGTTTACAACTAATGTAACAACAAACGGAACTCCAGGATCAGCTGGCGCTTATACACAATTAGAAGTAACTCCAGAAACAATGGGAACAGCAACAGCTAACGGATCAACAACTCAAACTCTTTATTATTATTGTTCAAACCATAGCGGAATGGGTGCTAATGGAAATTTAAGTTTGTACCCGGCTGCTTCATCAGGTGGCGGAACAAGTATTGGTTTAGTATTGGCTTTAGGATAAAAGAAAGGTAAAAAATGGCTGAAGCGTTTAAAAATGCTTATTTAGATGTAACTAACTCGGCACAAACTATTTATACAAATAGTTCTGGTGGAGCAAGCGTTGTTTATACTCTTAGAATTACAAATGTAGATGGAAGTGCGTCAGATACAATAACTGCTGACGTAATTGACGGCTCAAGTGGTAATTCTAGAATTGCATTTAACATGACAGTAGCAGCAGGAACTTCAATTGAGTTAGCTGGGCAATCTAAAATAAATTTAGAAAATGGCGACAAAATTGATTTAACAGGAGGAGCTTCAAGTGGAGACCTCGAAGCATTCCTAAGTTGCGTAGAAATAACATAGGAGAAATATGTCTGGACAAATTATTGGCGGTGATACTGCCCAAAGTAAAGGAGCTAATTTTGGCATTCTAAATACTAATGAAGTTTCAAATTTAGTTCGTGAAGATTCATATAGTAACAAGCCGGGAATGGTTTATTTGGGAAGCTATGACTATATAAGTTCAACTTTTGCCAGTGGAATAAGCTTACCTACTGTTGCAAATGGTGGTTACATAGATCCAACAAATTATAGAACTCACATGATTCTTGTTTCAAGAATAAGACAATCACATTCAAATAGTATGAATATAGTTTATACATTTAGAAATAGTGGTAATACAGGTGCAGTAACAGGTAATTATTACAGTTGGGCTTATGAAACTTTACAAGATAGTTCTGATAACAACTCTTTAAGAGAAAATAACGCAGGGAGTTACATGAGAAGCACAGATTATGAATTAAAAAATGAAGATGACGCTCAAGCAGTACAACAAATTTATTTGTTTGATATAGGTCAAAACACAAAGTTTGTTACTGTATTTAGTAGGACTGCACTAAGAGGTTTTGCTTATACAGGTAGGCATAGAAGTTTTGACCAAACAGGCTCATTAGGTAATAGAGATGATATTGGTGGTTTTCGTTGGTCTGGTTATACGACTTCAACATGGAACGCTAAATTTGATATTTACGGGATAATGGAGAAATAATATGGCAGGTGTATTTTTAGGTCATAAAACTTTTACAACTGATAATAATGATAGCAATTGGTTACAAATGGATAATATTTTTTCAGATAAATTTAGTGCTTATGAAATTCATTTTTACGATTATTACACGCAAGGAGATACAAGCGTTAACAATATGCTGATGAGTTTAATTGATAATACAGGTGCAGTAAAATCTGATAGCGCATATTATTCTTGCAATAATTATGGTAGATCAAACGCAGATGGTAGGCAAACTCCTGCTGTTTATGATGGTCTAGCTTATTGGCGTGTTGCTTTTGGCTGTTATGATGATTTTTCAGCTAACACAATTTTAATAATGCACACCCCATTCGAAAGTGATAGGATAACAAGTTTTTACAATACTGATATTGGCAGCACTTCAGAAATTTATACAAGTTCTTATGCAGGAACTTATGAAACTAATGCAAGTATTACTGGTTTTAGAGTTTACAGTCAAGACAATACAGAAGAAATGAAATCATTGAATGTATCAGTATTTGGAGTTGGTAAATAATGGCGAATAGTGCATTTGTTGAATTAGCTCATGTTGAAGTTACTTCTAATGTAACAGCAGTTGATTTACCGAACTGTATGAGTGATACATATATGAATTACTATGTTGTTGCAAGTAATGTAACTTTGAATGGAGATGGTGGTTTCACTATTACAGGCAAAGTTAGTAATACTGCTAAAAGTGCAAATGAGTGTAATTATGCAGGCAGGTTTTCTGATATGGGAAGCGTTATGCAGAGAGCAATTACATCAACTTATTCTGGGCCACTTCCACATATTATGATCCAAAGAAATTATAATTTCCAATCTGGATTGACTGGAAATCGTGCAATCCTAGAAGGATATTTATTCAATGTAAGAAGTTCATCTCACAATAAATATGCAATTTTTAATAGCATGCACGGAACAAGTAATACTTCTGACAGATTTTGGCGTTATCGAATGCAATCAGAGGACGATAGCACTAATGTTTATGATGGATTATATTGTGCAACTTTAGGAGCTAGCCATTTTACAGGTGGCAAATTTACAGTTTTTGGAATTAGGCAAAGTTAGGAAAGGAAAAATATGGCAACATTAGAAGAATTTGTTGAACAAGTTACTGCTGAAGTTGAAGCTGAAAAACCATTATTTATGGCAAATGGCGAAGATAAGGTAGAATTTACTGATGCAGATTATGATTGGTTGATTAATTCAAGAGCAAGTACGTTATTTTGGGAACAAGAAAACGGTTGGAAAATTGCAAGACAAGAAGCGTATGGATCACTTGAAGAACAAATGGATATGCAATATTGGGACGCAGTCAATAGCACTACTACTTGGCAAGATCATATAGCAAAAGTCAAAGCCGATAATCCAAAACCAAGTTAATTAAAAAACTTAAATTTTGTCATAAAGTTAGTATATAATACTTTATAACAGGAGGGCTTATGTCACTTAAAGAGTTCAGTAATGCTTATAATGGTAGATTAACTGGCAAATCTAGTTTTTTGCATAAAAATCCAAAAGTATTAAAAGAAACAAAAAAACTTTTAAAAGAAGCAGAAAACATAAATATGAACGATACGGCTGTTGCTATTTATATGGTCCAAAATATACCAGAGCTTAAAAATCATTCGCATAATACAGTTAGAAAATGGTTTAAAGATGTTCGATTAGGTTTATATGAGTGAATTAGAAAAATATAAAAAAACTTACACTGATAAAAAACCTAGAAAAAAAAAGATAAAAATAGAACATCCTCCTCGATTCAAACCTGGCTTTAAATTTAGTGAAAAAACTAATTCAGGCGAAATAGTTTCAGAGCCACAAAAAACAAATAAAATTAATTGGCAAGAGCAGCTTTATGATTATTTTGGAGACGAAGCTGAAAATTATTCTGTTGTACCTGGAACAGCCGAAATAAGATTTTGGGACACAAATATGGGTGCTGGAGATGTGCAAAGGATGTATTATTTCAAAGCAAAAATTGTTTCTAATAAAAATTATATGGTTGATAATGATTTTCAAAAATTATTAAAAGAAGCCGGAAAGAAAACTGTTGCAAAAAAACAAACAAAAAAAATAGACGAAACTTTTGTTATTGTTTTAAGTGACTGGCAAATAGGCAAAAAAGGATCAGCTAAAACTATTGAAAGATTTAATGAAGCTATTCCTAAAATAAAACAACAAATAAAGTTATTGAAAAAAAACAATAATATAAATCAAATATTATTTGCTGGAGTAGGTGACATAGTCGAAGGCTGTTCTGGCTATTACGATATGATGGAATATTCTGTTGAAATGGATTATCGACAACAACAAAAAGTAGCAAGACGTATGGCATATAAATTAATAAAAGAAACTCTTCCTTTATTTGATAATGGCATAGCCGCTTTTATAGGAGGAAATCATGGTGAATATAGAAAAGGAAATAAAGCGTTTACTTCATTTGGTGATAATAGAGATGTGCAACTAGCAGAAGAATTATATGAAATATTTAAAGAAGCGCCAGCTTATAAAGATAAATTACAATTTATAATTCCTGACAATGAATTGAGTTTGACTTTTGATGTTTCAAATATTACACTAAGCATAGTTCATGGCCACCAAATGAAGTCCGGAGTTAATGCTCAGGCTAAAGCTAAAAAATGGTTAAGTGATCAGTCATTAAGTAGAAATGCTTTAGCTGACGCTGATGTTTTACTTATGGGACATTTTCATTTTTTTTCTGCTTATGAAACAAGTAATCGATTAATAATTCAAGCGCCTACTTTAGATAGCGGATCAGAGTGGTTTGAAAATGTTTATGGTGATAAATCAGAGCCAGGTATATTAACTTTAACTTTAGGCGGCAATAACAAATGGGACAATATCAAAATTATAAGGTAATATAATAGCTTTATGAAGTTAGACGTTGTAAGAACGCAATTTGGTAAAGACGCTACAAATGGCATGCTTTTTGTTGATGGAGTGTTCGAAGCTTTTACTCTTGAGGACGAAGTAAGAGATAAAAAAATAAAAGGTGAAACAGCTATTCCATTAGGCGAATATGAAATAAAGCTACGTACTGTTGGAGGTTTTCATTCAAAATATACTGAAAGGTATGGAGCAGCTTTTCATAAAGGAATGTTAGAATTACAATCTGTCCCTGGGTTTCAGTATATCCTCATACACACCGGAAATTCTGATTCGCATACTGCGGGATGTCTTCTCATTGGAGAAACTCAACAAGACTTAGATAAAGGTAAAGATGGTTTTATAGGCGGATCAGGTGACGCTTATAAAAAGTTTTATCCTAAAGTTAGAGACGCTTTAATAGCTAGAGAAAAAGTAACTATTAAATATTCAAATATAAATTTAGATTCAAATGAACTTAGCAATAAACAAACTGATGACGTTATGCTAACTAAACTTGTTGATGATAAATTTAACAAAATTATTAAAGAGTTGAATGCTCTTAAAACTATTCAATTAAATAAAATACAATAGAGGTTATTTGAAAATAAATTGTCCAAGATGTCAAGAACAATTGGAATATATTGATCAGTCTTTTATTTGCATGAACAACAAATGTAGCGCTTATAAAAAAGTACAAATATCAAATAAAAGAACTGAAGACCAACTAGGCTTAAAATAATTATGAAAGGAAAAATATTGAACACTAAAAAAGATTGGAAAGCCTATTGGAAGTTTATGTTTGCAAAAGCTTTTCGTACTGGTTTGCAATCAGCCATCTCTTTGTGGTTAGCAAATTCGACCGGGATTATTGACGCGGCTGCGCTTGAGCTAATTGGTTGTGCATTTTTAACCTCATTCATTACGGTTTTACAGCACGCCTTAGAACAGTATAAACCTAAAGAAACTTTTTAAATATCATAAAAATTTAGCATATTTGCTATATGGTAATATTGAGATATGTCTCATGATAAACCTAATGGCCTAACTCAAAAAGAGTTAAGTTTACTTATTTTAGAAGGCCAACAACAAATTAATGAAAGAATTGATCAACTTCACGAAAAAGTAAATCAAAAAATTTCAAGAGCTGAATTAAGCGGCTGGCTTGTTGCAGTTTCTGCTTTAGTAGTTTTAATTCAAGCCGTTATGTAATGAAATTTTTTCGATTAGCTTTAGTTTTATTTTTAATATATCCATTACCAATATTTGCAAATGAAACAACAACAACTACAAGTACAACAACTACTACAACTATTCCCGAAGGTGAAGTGGAAGAAGTTGAAACATTTGATGGAACGACTACTACAACAACTACTATTCTTGAAGAAATAACTGAAACTACAACAACAACGACTACCACAACAACAGTTCCTGAAACATGGGAACAAAGCACAGATATGATTATTCCTGAAGATGAAATTGATATTCAAGGTAATGAAGTTGAAAATAATATAGATATAAATAATACTTGGAGCGGTCAATATGGTTGTACTGATTATTGTATAAATTTAGAGTTTAGACAACATGGAGGAGAAGGAGCAGATTATGAATTTGATTTACCTGAAACTACAACTATTGATGAAGAGGAACATAATATAGATATTTATGAAGTTGGTTTTACAATAGGAGCTTTAAATAATGAAAGTACTGTAACATATACTCATACAGATGAAACAACCGAAATTAATACAATAGAGGCCCAAACTTTTACTTCAGCAGAATCTATGTATGAAATAATTGTTTATAATATAAGAGAAACTCTTGATACATTTATTGATAAGTTTACTTTAAGCTTAAATGATTGGACACTAGTAGACGATATAAGTTTTAAATATACAACAACTACTACAACAACTACAACTACAACTTTGCCTCCTCCAGCGCCTGAGCCTGAGCCTGAGCCTGAGCCTGAGCCGGAGCCTATAATAATTGAAGTTGTTTTAGAAGATGGATCGGTTGCTGAATATGAACAACATGAAATAGACGATGGAACTGTTGAACGTGATAATGAAAGGAAAAGAAATGAAGAGCTTTATGGTTGTTATCTTACTGACGCTGCTATGGAACGTGGTGATTGTGAAGTTACTGAAGAAGTTATATTCGAAGAAGTTATAATTATTGAAGATGAGTTATATGAAGAGACTACACGAAGAGATTCCGAAGAAGAGCTTTTTGAAAATGATGATTTGGTATTTGAAGTGGTCGATGAATATGAAGATGAAATATTTATTGAGCCTATTAATGAAAAAGATAAAGAATATATTGAAACTATAACAGAAGTCGAAGAGTATCTTGAAACTTTAGAAGAATTTGAAATAGTAGTTTTTGATGAACTTGAAGAAATAAAAATTGAAGATATTGAAATAATTTTTGAAGATATAGAAGAGGAGGAAATTGAAGATGAAGTTTTCATTGAAGTTTTACCGATCGAGGATATTACCGAAAAAGTTGAGGAGATACCTGTTGAAGAAGTGGTTAATGAACAGGCTGAAAGTTTAACTGAAGAAGAAGTAGCCGAAGAGGTTGCTGAAGTCGAAAACGTAATTGAAAATATTGTAATAGAAGAAGTTACTACTGAAGAAGTAATTGAAGTTTTAGATGAAGTAAATGACGTAGGCGTTCAAGAGTTAGTTAATGTTACAGAGGAAGTTCAAGAAGTAATACAAGCAGTTGTTGAGGAAGCAATTGAAAATGTTGAAGTATTATCCAAAGAACAAGTTGAAGTTGTTGCTAACGTTTTGCAAGTTCAAACTGATGATGTTGAGATTATTGCTGAAGCTATTAAAACAGATGAGGTAGTAGCCGAAGCCGTCGAAGAATATGTTGAAAGAGCTGTTAAAAATGCTGATGTTGAAAATTATACTTTAGCAGATGTAACTACTGAAATAAATTTTGAAGCATTCACGGCTAATCCTATAGAAGTTTTAATTGATTTTGATAATTTAAATAAAATTACTTTAAGTTCAATTTCAAATGACATGACACAAGATCAAAAAGAAAAAGCACAAGAAGTTGTTGTGCCTATAATCTTAGCTAGAATAGCAGCTGTAGGTACTTTTATAATGAGGAAAACATTTTGATAAAAAAAATATTAGATTATTTAGTAATAGCATTTAAAGAAACTTTAAATCTTTTATGGACCCTTGTGGGATTAGTGATCGCCACGCTTACGTTAACTGGTACAGCTCAACAAATAACAGGCGTAGCTACTTTAATTACTTTAATAATATGGCTATTAACTATAAAATTTAGAGCATGAAAACAAAAAAAAGTTGTTATATAGGTAAAAATAAAAATGGAACACATATTTCAATATGTAATTGTAAATATGGCGATAAAAGCCATATAGGCTAACCTGGAGCTAAATAAAGCTAATTAGCTAATTGCTAGACTGAGTGAAGCAGCTAACTATTAAACCCCTATATGGAGCTCTATATAGCCTCTATATTACCAATTTTGTGGCGGAAAAAATTTGCCGTCATCTGGATAATTATCGCCATCTGTTCTTTTGAGATCATCTTGAATTTTTTGAATTGATTCGTCTAAGCCATTTATTCTTCTAATAAATTCTTTTTCGGCTTTTTCGAATTTAATTCTTGCTTGAACTTTAAGCTCTATATGGTGCTTTAAGTTAGTTTTTAAGATGTCCTCCATAGTTGGATTATTTCGAAATTCAACCATTTGTCCTCCTTTCATAAAATAATTATATCATAAAGGTTTACAAAATAATTATTATTATTATAATTTATTAATAATGACTAATATTTATACAAATAAATATAACTTAGAAATTACTTTATTTAATGAAGCTGGATCAGAAAAAGAAGCAGCAGAAAAAGCATTAAGACAATTAAGTAATATTCAAGTTAACTTAAGTAATGACTTTACAAGAACAAGTTTATTGCTTAAAGATACGGAGGAATAATGCCTGATAAACCAGGACGTCCGGCAAATAGTTTGCCAACGGCTACTCATCTCTTAAATACGTTAGAAAGATATAAAAAAGAAACTGATATTATTGATGATGATTTAACTTATAAAGAAATAAAACAAAGATTAAGTGTTCGAATTGTACAAGATCAATTAAGAAAAAGAAAAAAAAATAAAGAACAAGTAGAGAAATGGAGGACAAAAAATGCTAAGTAATTTTGACATTAATGGCGACGGCATATTTAATGGATTTGAATTATTAAGTTATACAGTATTATTTATAATTTTGTATTATTATTTAAGTAAGTGGCTGTACAATAAATTCAATTTTTGGTTTATGCCGAATCGAGAAGCATATAAGCAATATTGGAAATAAATAGCAGGACTGACGAGGCGGTTAGGAATTGTCCTCCGGCCGCCTTGCCTGCTTAAGGAGGATAATTTGGACATATATAATTTAGTTGTAGAGTTTCAAAAAAAAGTTTTAAACAATAAACCATACTTTGATTTGCCTAACGATCAAGAATTTTTATTTATGGTAAATACACTTGAAGAAGAGCTACAAGAATTTAAAGATGGTTATAAAAATAAAAGTTACAATGAAATGGCTGACGCCCTGATCGATTTAATTTATTTTGCATTAGGTCATTCATTTAGAATGGGAATAAACTTTAATGATAATTTTTTACTAGTGCATAAAGCAAATATGCAAAAAATAAAAGCTAATACTAATCGAGGCGAAACAGACGCTAAAAAGCCTGAAGGTTGGCAAGAGCCAGAATATAAACCTTTAGTAAAAATGCCTCAATTATTTATCGACGCAGCAGAAGTGCAGCAAGAAAAAGATAAAGATTATAATAATAAAAATTCAAGAAAAGAATATTTTCCATTTGGCCTAAAAAGTTATATTCAAATGATTTGGATCAAAGTATTAAGAATGGTTAATGTTGTTGATAAAGATAAAGTATTTAATGAGCCACTTCACGACAGCATAATCGATTTAGTTAATTATGCTTCATTTTTGTATGATGAAATTTATTATGATGAGTTAGATACAGAATTTGAAGAGGAATAATGACGCCTAGTAATACTATATTAAATTTACAAAATGTTGCTTATCATAGAGGCGATTTAGGATTTAATAAAAGAACTAATCAAAATGTTAAAACTTTATATAATACTTCGCTTATGTATTTTGATGATACAGATAAATTTTCAAATACTAATTTTTTTATAATGCCAGAAGGCCGTTGTGTATTTCCATATATAGCCGCTGCAGAATTATGCTGGGCATTAACAGGCGAAAAAAATACTGCTTTAATAAAAAAATATTCTTCTATGTGGGACAAATTTTCAAATGAAAAAGGTGAAGTTGAAACGGCTTATGGTTATAGAATGAGAAGACATTTTGGAAGAGATCAGTTATTTGAATTAATAGATTTATTAAATAAAGATAAATCAACAAGGCAGGGTTTAATAATGTATTGGGACCCGGTAACAGATGGGCTAATGAGTCAAGGCAGTGTAAAAAATGTACCTTGTCCGTTCGCTTGGCAAGTTAATATAACAAGTGAAAATGAATTACAATTAACATTATTTATGCGCTCAAGCGATTTAGTTGTAGGTTTGCCTTATGATTTTATGTTTTATGATCAATTAGCTTTAGCTTTAGCAAATGAATTAAAAATTAAAAAAAATAATATTGCTATATTTTCTGCTAACAGTCATTTGTATGAAGAGCATGAGCCAATAGTTATTCAACAATTAATGTTAGATGAAACAATTTTTTTGCCTAAATATTATTCTACAAAGTTTAGCTTAAGCGAAATAATGATTGATCCTGAAGCCTATATAGAAGAAATAAGAGGCCTTTGTTCGCCAGATGTAGAAAAAAGAAAAGAAATGTATAATCCTAAACCGGAGGTATTTGAATGATTAATAAATATACAGTAATGATAAGAGGACATAAAACTTTATTTGCTAAAAGCGAAAAAGAAGCTTATGAATTAGTAGATAAAGATTTAAAAACAACTCATCCTAATTTTAATTTGAAAACTTATGTTGAACAATAAAAAACACGAAATAAATATGGATTTAATAATGGCTAGAAGTGTTGATGGTTTTTTTGCTAAAAATGATAATGATTCAATGAAATGGACAGGCAAAAAAGATAAAGAATTTTTTAAATTATTTACAATGCTTGGTAATACAACTTTATTATGTGGAAGCCCAACAGCTTTTACTATGCCTAATTTGCCATATAGAAATTTAGAAGTTGTAACAAGAAATAAATCCAATAATTTAAGCTTTATGCCTAAAAATGGCGAACTTTTAAAATTAATTAATTTTGATCAATTAAAAGAAAAAAAATATCAAAATGCAAAAGTTATAGGCGGTCCTATGTTTGCAGGAAGTGTCATAGATCAAGGATATATTAAATATGCTTATATTTCTGTTATACCTATTGAATTAGGATCAGGTATAGGAGTTGGTTTAAATAGTTATTTAAAAGATTTTCAATATACGCTAATTGATTTTGGTGGATTGGAAATAAGAAAGTATAAGTTAAAAGGAGAAAAAAAATGACTGATACTAATAGAAGCATAGCAAAAAGTGTAGCTTTAAAAGGAGCAACACATTTAATGAAAGATAAGTTTGATATAAATGCAGACTTATCAGCGCAGACTGAAAAAGTTATAGCTGTAAGTAACAAGTTATATGATTGGTTATGTGAAGGAACAATAAACGCTGTTGACGAAGTTTTTGAAACAGTTGATAAAACAAAAACAAATGCAGCACAGAAACCACAAACTAATGAAGCTGGAATAACAAGCAAAGTAATTCCATGTCCTTCCTGTGGCGGCGAAATATGGGACAATAGACATAAACCTAAAGAAGGTTTTCCTATTATGAAATGTAAATCAACTGCAGTTGAATGCAAAGGTGAAGGCGCAAAATGGCCGTGGTCTATATTTAGTCAAGATGAAGTTGACGCTTTGATAAAAGCTACAAAAGAAAATTCATCAAATTATCCGCCATTTTAATGCAATATAGGTTAGTATATAATAAAAAAAGCAGGGCTATTGAAGTCCTGCTTAAACCTGAGGAGGGCAATGAGTCAAATAGAAAAAATAAAACTTGAACGTAAAGAATTTATTTATTGGGCTAACTGGATCGCAATGCGTTGGCCAAATGCAAAAATAGATCAAACACAAATAAAAAGCTTATATCATGACTTTTCAATTTATACAGATGATATATTAGGGCAAGCCGCTGTTGAACAATTAGATGAAGGCTCTGAGTTTTTTAGTTGGCCTAAGTTAAAAAAACGTTGTAAAGAAATATATAATGAAGTTTTATTAGATTCAATTCAAAAGGCTAAAACACTTAGAGAAAAAAAAGAATTACAAAGAGATAAACCGGGTACTTTACAGGCATATTTAAAAGCAAATGGTTGGAAAACAACTGAAGAAGCCATATTTTATACAAGAGTTCGGCTATATAGACAAAAAAAATTATTTGATTGGGATATGAAAAATATGGAAGATTATATAAATTGTACCTTTAAGGAGGCTAAAGAAAAAGGTTGGACTATAGGAATGTTTTCATTATGACAGATAAAGTTAAATATGAAGTAAATTTTGCTTTAGTGCCTTATTGGGTTTATGATATTTGTAGTGATTTAGAATTAAAAGCTTATATTGCATTAGCTAAATATGCTAATAATGAAACAAAAGAATGCTGGCCAAGTATTAATACAATCGGAAAACAAATAAAAAAAGGCAGGGTAACAACCATAAAAGCCTTAAAAGGTTTAGAGGAAAAAGGCTGTATTATTGTAAAAAGAAGAAAAAAAACTAATAAAGACAACGAAACTAACTTATATACATTAATGATAAATAAGCCAGCTAGTATAAAAAATTATACCGGGTCTAATTTAGAAAAAGAAACTGGTACTAGTATTGAAAAGCATACTCAAACTATACCTAATAATAACTATATTAATAATAACTATACAAGCGATCAATCGCTTTATGAGTTTCAACAAAGCATATTAAAAGCAGTTGCTATTAATAAACCTACTGACAATCAAACAAGACACGCTTTTAAAGAGGCCAAAGAACTTAAAGAAGCAGGATTTAATCCCGAAGACGCTTTAACTATTGCAAAAAATATAGGCTTATCTATGGGGGTAAGCTTTATAACTATAGGTAACATTAACAAATATAGTTATTTAAAAGACGGACCTAGAACAGCTGGGCCTAAAGAAATTGAAACAGCTATAGCAAATAATGAGCTACAAGAATGGGTCAATGATAGCTAATTGCATAATTATTTATGCTTCTATAATAAATAGTTTTGGTACAGGTAACGTGCCCGATATTAATGAATTGAATCAAATTACTTATTGTCAGAATAATTTGCCAGCAAATACTTTGCAATATGCAACATTGTTAGTTGATAATTTTCAAGAAAAAAATATTGAAACAGCTGTTAAAGTAATGTTTTGTGAAAGTAGAATGAAACCCAAAGCTTATAGATGGCAAGCAAATGATAGCGGTTTATTTCAAGTTATACCTCGAACATGGGGTTGGGTAAAATCAAAACACAATATACCTAATTGGGATTATCCGATAGGAAATAGTTTTGCTCAATTTGTTCCAAAATATAATATAAAAGTAGCTGCGTTATTGGTAGAAAATATGCACTCAAGAGATGATTATTGGAAACCATGGTCAAGTAGTCAATGGTGTTGGGAAGATAATAAAACATTTGAAAATATTTGGAGAAAAGAAAAAAATAGTTAATTTATAAGTTAATATAAATCTATGTTGTGGCAAAACAGGGCCGCGTGCAACTCTATGCCAACTGATTTATTTTTTCCAGGTAAAAATGGAATAACAGATAAACAATATTGGCAAGCGCATATTGTTTGCAAAGAGTGTCCAGTTAATATAGATTGTTTAAAAGAAGCGTTAAATAATAATATAAATAATGGCGTTTTTTGTTTACCTGAAAGAGTTAGAAAAAGATTTAAAAATAAAATAATAAAAAACTTTAAAGAAACAATAACTGAAGCATTTAAAGTATTAGAAATAATGGATCCTGAGTTTGATTCAAATGGAAAGCTATATAAAAAAAGATGTTTACGTTGTAATAGATTTTGTAAAGGTTTTGCTTTAGACTTTGAAAATTGGGGTGCAAGAAGTCATATTTGTATAAGTTGTTATATTGAAATAGAAAATAATAAACATATTGATAAGTTACTTGAAATAGAAAAAAAACCGTCAAAGTCTATGCCGGAATTTGATAATCACGGATTATTAATTAGTAAGAAATGTACTAAGTGTTGGCAAAGAAAACAAGCTAATGATTTTACTAAAAGACCTAAAGGAATAGGTAATAAAACAAGCTGGTGTAAAGATTGTTTAAATAAAAACTTACAAGATTGGCATGATAAAAAAAATGCAAACGCCTAAAAGACCATGCTTAACTTGTCGTATGTTAATTACTCCAACTAAAGAAAACCCATCACATTGTAATATTCATAAGCCAACAATTAAAAAATATAAATATAAAGATAAAAGAAAACGAGCTTATAATGATCCTGAATACAGACGTAACAAAGCTTTAATAAAGAAAGCTCAACGCAATTGTGTATTATGTAATGCTGAAGGTAATGCTAGCAATCCCTTACAAGTTGATCATATAATTCCTATAAGCAAAGGAGGCACTCATGCTATTTATAATCTTCGAGTTTTATGTAAGGCCTGCCATATAAAAAGAAGAGGTATTGATCATAAATAATAAAAAAATAATCTGGCGTATATTGGCGTAAAAATAAGCTTAAAATAAGCATTTATAGCTAGCCGGGCGGCATATTTTTTTTATGCAATAAGGGCTTGCCAC